CTGAATAACCTGCCTACATGGTTGGAAGACCCCGGCGTGGATGAGGTGGTGGTAGTTGATTGGGGTTCCGACATTCCTGTCAAAGTGGACATGCCAAAAACACGAGTAGTCAGGGTAGAGGATGCCCCATGGAATTGGGAAATGGCTTTGAATTTGGCCACAAAAATAGCTACGGGCGATGTGCTGTTGCAATTGGATGTTGACTACCGAATATGCCGGGATTTTATAGCGGCTCATATGGCACATATAAACAAAGGAAAATCATTTGCAGCAGGTTACAGCGGGGATGCCCGCAGTGAGAATGAGAGACATCTAGCCGGATTATTGCTGGTGTTTCGGCAAGACTTTGATTCAGTCGGAGGATACAACGAAAGGCTTCAGGGATACGGGTATGGAGATCAAGATATTGTGAAGCGGTTGCGGGAGAAGAAACTAAAGAGACGTCGTATCGATCTGGACAGAGTAACACACCTACCACACAGCGATGCTATGCGTTTGAATGGGCAGCGTGGCACTTGCGAGAAGTCAATCAAGGACAATCGTAGACGGGCTAGACGCCGGCCCTGGGGCAAGGGTGATATACAGTGGTGCGATGTAAATATGCAATCAGTAAAAGAAGAAAACAAATGAGCAAACAAGGCGATAAGATGATGCAAGCACAACACCGCTATAAAAATAGAAGCAAAAACAGAACAGTAGAAACAAGATGTATTTTGTGCGGTTGCTGGCCTACAAAAGGGCATGACAAAATGTGCCCAGAACACCCTAGTAACAAAAGGATCATAGAGCAATGACAATGATAACAGCTTTTTATTTAATAGTGGGGTTGTTTATAGGTTTGGTAATAGGAATACCAATTGGATTTATATGGGGAGATTAGAGCAATGTGGTATTTCATAGTGGGATCGGTGGGGTTGGTTCTGGGGTTTGTTATCGGGGTGCTGGGAGAAAGCAAAAGAGCGGGACAAGCAGAGAAAGAAAATACTGATCCTTGGCAAGATATGGCTACGGAAATAAAAAGTTGTTTGGTGGCTGGTGAGTCTGTCCAGATAGTAGCTGTAATAGAAAAGCCGGCTATGGACATCATGCAACAGAACTGGCGGTGGAATTAGAGGACGGGAACAATATCTGTGATTGTAATAGGTATTGTTTTGTTATAGGTAATTTGGGGTATAGGGTAATAAAAACGGGTGGAATTATGAATTCAATAGAGGCTAGGGGGTTAGCGGAAATAGTAAAGAGTAGGGTGGATGACATATGGCCGGGGAATCCCGTCGGAGGAGGATACCCATGAAGACACCTAGACTAGCAGACGTACAATGCCGCCGGTTACGGTTACAGCCCGGTAACCGGCTATTGGTAAGAACCACACACCGCCTGGAGCCTGATGCTGCAAAGAAGCTACGGCGGACAATCCAAAAGTGGGCAGGGTGCGAGGTGGAGGTGTTGATCTATTGTGTACTCGACATGGATATACAGGTGGAGCAATAATGATGGATAATTCAAATTGGTCGATGCCTACAAAATGGGAAATAGGTTTTGTTGTGTCGCCGTGGTGGTCATTCGGTATTTGGGTACAAGTCAACATGCGAACGCCATATATTACCTTTCGTTTGTTGTGGTGGTCAATTGTAATAGGTCGGACAATTGATCGAAAGAAACTTGTTATGCCACCGGAACCTCCACCCGCTCCACCGATGCCGAAAATTGATATCAACATACAGGTGGAGCAATGAAAGAGCCGAGGGAATACTTGCCCGATGAGTCACTGTCCCTGTTTATGGAAAACATGGCCGAGTTCAATCGTGTGTTTTGCGACAGGGTAATGGCCGGGGATGATTTTACTATCAAGCTAGAGGTACATGGGGCTGCCGGCAAGCTGATCCATTGTCGGGTGAATTCGGATTGTTTCAAACGCCCATCCGGCGTGAAACCAACAGCGGACAGCCGTGGGTATCGATCATAGGAAAAACGCCCTTTACAAATATTGTGATGTGTTTATAATTCTTTGGTAGTTGGTATTTCGTCTAGGCGTCCACAAGAGAGCCACGACGATCCTGAGGGCCTGCATAATGGGTCCTAGGATCGTCGTGGCTCTTTTTTTTGTTGGAGATACAAAATGAAAAACGTTAGTTTTGATTTGGGGAAAGCAGTAGGATTGACGGCTCGGCAATTGACCATTACCCGATTCCGTAGGGCTAGTGATGCTGCTGGTGCAGTCATCGCGGCTTATTACGATACGGATGTTGGTAATGTCGAGGAAATCACAGTACCGTTGCCTGACAATACGCTGTGGCAAGCGGTGCTGGTTGATACCCGTACAAGTGGTGAAGAGTCTGAGCGTGATGTTTACAACTTCAACACGGGCTACCTGCAATTCCCGGGGCCGCCTAGGGCTAGTCGTGGTGATAGGTTGCTGATCTTGAGTATGGAGGACTTGTCTAGTTCCAGTTCTAGTTCCAGTGATAGTTCTAATTCGAGTTCGTCTTCGAGTCCGAGTTCGGCATCGAGCGAATCCAGTTCGTCCAGTAGCTCGTCCAATTCGAGTTCCAGCAGCATATCGGCCAGCTCCAGTTCACCTAGTAGCATATCGACCAGCTCCAGTTCACCCAGTTCGGCATCGAGCGAATCAAGTATATCGACTAGCTCCAGTTCACCCAGCTCGGCATCGAGCGAATCAAGTATATCGACTAGCTCCAGTTCACCCAGTTCGGAATCGAGTATTTCAACTAGCAGCTCACCAAGTTCGCCCAGTAGTGAATCTAGCCCATCATCTGGTTAATAATGCCGCGTAATAAATTTGTAGAAAAGTGGAGTCGCCGCATAGCAATAGCTAGGCCAACCAAACCTGATGGGTTGAAGTTGGACGGCGAAAAAATCATATTTCCTAGGGAGGAAAAAGATGTCTCAAGCAATGCCAAAGAATCACCTAAATAATGTCCTGCGGTTGATCAAACGCAGTGGGATGAATCAGGTGGAGGCAATTAGGACACTAGCCTACCAGACCCGTAAGCGGTTAGGGGTCAAACGCGACTTGCGAAGGGCCGCAAAGAAAGTTCCAAAGGGCAGTGACCAGTGTAGTATCGGATCGATTGCATCATGGATGAAAAAGGTTGACGGGACGGAAGCGGCGGCGGTCGATCAGGTTGTGGCTATTGATGCTACAGCAACACAACGAATTCGTGGACGCTAAGGGGATTAGGCGATGAGCATAGACAATACTTTGCTGCAAGCAATCAAGAGCCGGGGCCTGAAAAATGCTGAGTTCGGTTATGGTATTCGCACCGCCGATGTATTCGTGCGAACGCTGGCTGAGCGTATCGGGCTGGAGCCGTGCTATCGGTGTGTGTCTACCCGGCAGACTAGCTTCGATGACATCATGCAAAAGGCCGCTAAAACGCTGGTCTACAGCAACCCCGATATGGAGATTGAGGAAAAAGCGAAGCGGCTGTCCGGGTTGCCAAAGGGCGTTGAGTTGCCAAAGAACACCTTGATGGTGTTCAAGCACACTCTGACCACCAGCAATAAAGATAGGGACGGTGACATCTTGCGGTCTGAGGGCATGGAACTTGATCCGAATATGCTCTTGTTGTGGCAGCACGTGAGCACTATGCCGATCGGTAAAATGCTGGCTGTGTCCCAACAGAACAGCAAGCGGGTCAAGGTGTATTCGTGCATTGTAGACATGAATGACACCAGCCATGATGCGGCTGTCATGGTTGATAACGGCATGGGCAGATTCTCACACGGGTTCCGGGCCTTGGAATATGAGGAGATGAAAGATGGGGAGGACATTGTTGGTTTCGATGTCAAGCGTGCCGAGATCATGGAAGAGTCTTTGGTATCCGTGCCGGCCAATATCGATGCCGAAACGGAAGACGTAATGCTGTCCCTTGTTGAGGGTGGCAAACTGACCAGCCCAATAATGAAAGAATTGGGAAAGTCATTGCGGGAACATCGCCCGGTAATGGTACCCGGCACGTCGATCATGTATCGCGAGAATGCAGGGGATACTGGTCGGGAGTTGCAATGCAGTTCATTTGCCGACCTGAAAGCCGCTGCGGATGCGGGGCTGATTGCCGGCGGAAAGGTGGATGAAAATGAGGACAAGTCAGGAACTAAAGGACCGGAAGGAACAGCCGGCACATCAAAAGAAACGGATGATAACAAAGACCAAGAGGAAGAGGCCGGTGAATCGAAAGTAGTGCAATGTGAGTGTTTAGAATGTGGACATTTGGAAGAGTCAAAAGAGCATTGCATTGATATTGAATGCCCAAAGTGTGGTGGCGAAATGCGTAGGAAGGATCGACCGGGGCCGGGACAGTCGGATGATAAGGGCGTTTATATTGAGGGGCTGGAGGGTAGTTGGGAGTGGATACGGGATAAGTTGCTGCAAACAGCAAAAACGTATTTATCCTCTCACAAGGTTAAAGTCGGTGACGATGATTGGGTAAATGTCACAGCAACGTATTCTGACTATGTTGTTTTGTGTGTTGACTTTAACGGCAATGAACTAACGAAATACTATCAGGTTGATTGGTCTTTGAAAGATGGGGAACCGAAATATACAGGCAAGCCAAAGCCTGTAGAGGTAAACGTGTCTTTGTCTACCAGCAAGGATGCTAAAGCTGGCCGTGTACTTAGCAAGGCCAATGAGCAACGAATTCAGGATGCCAAGGAAGACATTGACGAAGCAGTGGGCATGGAAGGTATCAGCCGTCCTTGTGGGGCTCTGTTACGGCAGGCATCCCATGGGCTAGAAGCGGTCTTGGATGATACGTGCGGTGAAGCAGCCACACCGGAATTAAACATGAAAGAGGCGATGGCTTTTGTGCTGGCAAATTCCAACCCGGCAGAACGGGATAGGATGAAAGCTGCCATCGTGTCTATTCAGGCAACGGAAGAGCGTAGCAGAAAGACGAAGCGATTCCGGTCCATTGTGGGCCGGGGTGCTAAATAATGGGACCCTGTTGGGGTCTCCACTTAGATTGATTTAGGAGGGTATGATGAGAATCACTCCCAAACTGAAAGAGTGGCTTATTGCCAATTGTGATGTCAAGGAAGACGCCAGTGATGATGAACACACCAAGGCGGCTGCGGCTGCGATGGTGGACGGCAAATTGTCGCCGGATAAGTACGCCGAACTTATCAAGGATGCGGCAGACGAAGAGGCAGAGGGTTTTGAGAAGCGTTTTGACGCAATGACAGCCGGTTTGTCAAAGCTTACCGAACTGCTTACTCCTAAGGAACCCAAGCAGGATGATGAAAAGAAAGCGGCAGAGGAAAAGGCCGCTGATGAAAAGAAGGTTGCCGACGAAAAGGCCGCTGCTGAAAAGGCTCTGGAAACCAAGGAACCCAGCAAGCTAGCCAAGATGGTTGCTAGTATTGGCGGGACTCCCAAAGAATTCAGCGGTACGATTGATGCCCGGGTCAAGGAAGCACACGAGCAATACTCGGACACAAAGTCCACGCCAGTTTATCCCAAGGAAACTAGGAAGGGTGGTTTCCATCCGCTAGCCGGTCAGCCGGTCAAGCAAAATGGTTTGGTCATGGAGGGTGTTTCGGACCTAGGCAAGGCATGTGCCGGAGCTTTTGCGAAGTTCCAGCTTGCCTCTGCCATTCCTAAATTTGGTGGCAATCGTCGGGCTGCTTGGGATCGATTGAATGACCACGAAAAGAGCCTGCTCTGCTATACGGCAGACAAGGGCGAGTGGGATGACAGCACTCAAAGCGAAAATGGCCAGTGCCATGATCGCCGGTGCAAAGGTTATCCTGGCGGTGGCGGAATCAAGGCCCTAATCGATGACACGACTAGTGGCGGTGAAGAGGCCGTACCTGTTGTGTTTGACGACATGGTAATTGAAACCCCGTTGCTTTACGGCGAATTGTTCCCGTTGGTCAACACCATTTCGTTGCCGCGTGGCCACTTTGTCAACTCCGTGGCCGTGGAAAACATTACCATGACTTGGGGTGGCGTCGATGCCACTGCAATCACGTTGTTTGACACGACCGGATATGTCACGGCTTTCGACACCACGATCCACCGGGTTCAGGGTGCGGTTCAGATCGGTTTGGACCTCGTGTCCGATTCGCCGATTAACTTTGCCCAGATCATTACCAACCAGTACGGCGAAGAGTTGCTCAAGCAGCTTGACGACCAGATTTGTACTGGTGATGGACTGATCGAGCCCGAAGGCATCATGAACCATGCCGGGATCACGGATGTAGCATTTGGAGCGGCCACGTCCCTGGACAATTACGAGTCGCTCATGTTCACCGTTCCTAAGCAGGAGCTTCAGGGACCGGTGCGTAGCTCGGTTGTATTTTGTGGCAACCAAACTAGCTACGAGCGTTCCCGTGGAATTGCTGTGAGTGCGACCGATGAACGACGAATCTTTGGTTACAATTACCAGAGTTACAACATCATGGAATGGCCGTACAAGATCAATGAAACGCTGGCTAACACCCAGATATTCTATGCGGTAATGAAGCGTTATCGCATGTACCGCCGCAAGGGCTTGTCAATCACTACCACGACCGAAGGCCAGACTTTGACGTTGGCTAACGAAATGCTGATCGTGATGATGGCCCGCTATGGCGGCCAGTATGAGCGAACCGAGCCGGTAGCCCTCACTACGACTGCCGAAGCGTAGCGTACCCGTTGCAACGCCGTGATGTCGGTTTTCGTTCTTCGGCCGGCATCACGGTGAATTCAATACGAGAAGAACACTAATGAGGAAGAACAAATGTCTACAGTTGAGAAAAAGAAAGTTACTATCAGTCCAGTATCGCCGTTTGGTATCGAGGCGGACGGTATAGGTAATGGTAATGTGTTCCTGAAGTCGGTTCCTAATTGCAGTTTGAGAAGCCGAGTGAAACAGACCCGTATGATCATCGGCCACGAACGGGACCCGCAAACGTTGGAACGTATGCGGAAGCCGGTATCCGGTGGAATGGTGCGGGACTTGCCGGCAAATATTCCGGGTATGCAATTGCATGTGAACCCAAAGGATTGTACCTATCTGATTATTGATCCGCTGTTTGATGATCAGGACACGCTAGATCGTATTCAGGCGGCCGTCGAAGCCCACAAGGGTATGAGGACGGGTAAGAAACTGCGGGGCGTGCCAAAGCGTGGTGGCACGATCAGTACGGATAGTATGAAGACTTTGATTCGTGAAATCCTTTGTGTACTCGAATCCAATAATGCCCGTGTGTGCAAGGGTACGATTCCGGACCGCGATGACGTAGATGATCTGCCCGGTGATTATTTGTTGGAGCCGGCGAACCGAGGTAAATGGAATCGTCCTAGGTACGAAAAAGATTTGCCTGAGTGGGTACAAACCTTGAACCAGTTGAAATGATATGCCGTCAAGAGGAGCAAAAGCCGCGATAGCAGCCGGTAGGACTCGAAGGGGTTCGGCTGGTAAAAATGTCAAGATCGATTGGTTTATCAATGAGGTCAGTGGCAAGGTAGCAATGACTATGCAGCAACGGGTTAAGCTTGCCACTGATATGGTGCGGAATAAGGTAGTAAGGAATATTGGTATTGCAGTCACAAAGACTACAGGGCCTCGCGGTGGCCGGGTAGTGACAGGCAGAAGTAAGCCGGGTGAATTCCCAAAGTCAGATACAGTGCATCTAAAGAAAACCATATTCGGCCATATGAGAACATTCAGGGGTGGGGCGGAAGGCTTTATCGGTACGCCCCTTGACTATGGATTGATTTTAGAGACACGAATGAACCGGAGTTTTCTCAAGCGTACTATGGAAGAAGAAAGACCTCGCGTAATGAAGATTTTATTGGGGCCTATACGATGAACGAGTTATGGATAGTTGGACAGCATAAACATACAACCAACTCCGGATTGGTATGGGAGTTTCAAGGTGTGTTTGATTCGGAGGAAAAGGCTATAGCTGCCTGCCGGAATGAGCGGTACTGGGTGGCCGAAGTCGAATTGAATAAAGAGATTTGTGACGAACCTCAAAAGTTCAAAAACGCTTATTATCCTTTCAAGGCGAAAGCATGAGCATTGCTACAGCAGACCTGAATAAAGCGATAGTTACGGCGTGGGCTGCCAGCGGCCTAGACGCACTGTTTCAGGGGCTTGGTGGCGAGGCCCCTATACTACAGGATCAAGAGGCGACACCGTCCCAGGCGATGCCCTATTGCGTTACAGAGGCTTTTAGTCCCAGCACCACCGAACGCATGTCGGCTGGTACTAGCAGGATGTATGAGACACGGGATGTGCCAGTAACCTTTCATGTGTTTGCTGGAGAAGTGCCAAACGATTCCCGCACGTCAAAAGAAATTGCGGCTTATCTGGCAGAAGAAATTATGAAGGTTTACGGAGGCCATCCGACCGAATCGGCTTCTGCTGATTTGGCATTGGATAATGGCAGTTGTCTAATAACTGAAAATCAAAACGATTACGGGATACGAGCCGGGGATGACCATTATGAATGGGTGGTTGAATACCTGTTTCGATGTGACATACCCGTGGCAATATAGGAGAATGAAATGGTGAGATCATTAGCAAGTCCGACTTTCAAACTGAGTCTGACATCCACATTACGAAACACATTGGATGATGGCACAGTTGCCAGTGCATCGGAGCCTAACTGTTCAGAGAGTTTGGTTTTGTCAAATGGTGTAGGTGACAACCAAGCGAACCGGGGGTGGATGTACAAAAACATTACCATCGCCAGCGGGGCCCAAGAGACATTGGATTTGTACGATCTTGCTGCCACTGATATCGGGGCCGGGGCCGGTCGGGATGGCGTGGGTCAAACGATTGTATTTGAGGAAATTGTAGGAATTGTAATCGTAAATGAAAACCTTGTCACTGCTGCCGGGCAGCTTGAGATTCTACCTGCTTCGTCCGAGGGTTGGACACCGATCGGTAGCCACACGATAGCGAACGGTGGAGCATTGCGTGGGCAAGGTATACTTCGCAAGTTCCAGCCAAGCGAAGACGGCTTTGATATCGATGTGGCGTCTAGCCACCGAATTACAATGCGTGCCGTAGGTGGGGACGTAGTACGATCGATCTATTTGCTAGCTCGACATGACGATGCGGAGTCCACGTCAAGTAGCTCCAGCAGTTCGTCTGTTAGTTCTAGTTCGGTTTCGTCTAGTAGCCCATCAAGTGTGTCGAGCATTTCTACAAGCAGTGAAAGCTCCAGCAGTGTTTCAACCAGTTCGGTATCGACTAGTTCCAGCAGCATATCGACCAGTAGTGAAAGCTCCAGTGAGTCGTCTGTTAGTTCTGAGTCTAGCAGTACGTCCAGTTCGGCGTCCAGCGAATCATCGTCCGAAAGCTCCAGCAGCCTCTCTAGCCAATCGAGTAGTAGTAGCAGTTCATCTTCGAGTTCAAGTCCGAGTTCGGTATCAAGTGCTAGCAGTGAATCCAGCTCGGCCAGCTCGGTATCAAGTATTTCGACCAGTTCAGAATCAAGTTCACCTAGCAGTCCCAGTTCGGTTTCGAGTGCTTCAAGCATATCGACCAGTAGCGAATCGAGTTCGGAATCAAGTGAAAGTTCCTCTGGCAGTTCACCATCCAGTGAATCTAGCATATCCACCAGCTCGGAATCGAGTCTTTCGAGTAGTGTACCTTAACTTTAGAAACAACTTTAGCGTTATAGGAGTACCAGATTATGACAAGTGAAAATACACTTACCGGTCGACACGGTAGACTGTTGGTCGATACCACTCAGGTCGCCCGCCTCACGCAATGGGCAGTTAGCCCCACACTGGCAACGAAATCGGAGTGGGGTGATTCGGATGGAGCCGGGTACACGAACAGGGCAGCCGGTCGCATGGACAACACGTTCAATTGCGAGGGCAAATACGACAGCGGGACGGCGGGCGTAACCAATGCGTATAACATATTCCAGCCTGGTGATATGGTGGTTGCCTTGTTGTACATGACTATGGAAGCTCCCACTATCCACTGGAATTTCCCCCGTGCTTTGTGTGATGACTTTGGCCTAACAGTCAACGTTGACACTGAAGAGGTAATCGGGTGGACAGCTACATTTGGAGCGGATGGAATCTATTACAAACCGGGTGACACTCCCTAACTAGCGAAGGAAGAAGAACAATGAAAGACGAAGTATTCAAAGTAGATTGTGTAGAGCATCATCATCTGCCCTCATGCCCGTGCAAGGCATGTAGGGCAGAGCGGCAACGGCGGAAGCTGCCCTCTCCTCTTATGTCCCTCCCACCGGATGTGGCCTTTGCATTAGGCTACATTTCTAGTCTAAATCCTCACGGCTCGGTAGCTCGTCAGTTGATGCTGAAAAAGTAGCAGTTTTGCATCAAGCAAAGTTGTATAAAAATCTAATCGAAAGGGGAACAATCATGTCCGAGGACATGGCAAGGGCCTTGGCCGCAAAGGGTGGCAAGACTGTAACTGTTGCTGGTAAAGAATGTACGGTTCGGCCACTGGGTATTCGGGAACTAACCGAAGCCGAGCGGGACTGTGTAGAGCGGTATAAGCGGGCCTACCTTAAGACCTGGGCCGATAATGCAGACTTGCTACCCGGTGGTGGTAAGGGCATTGTGGAGCGGAAGCTTGATGAAGTGGCCAGGTGGGACATTGACGATTTGCCGAGCAAGCAAGTTTGCGATCCGGATCGGGTACATCTGACAAAGCAACTCAAGGCATGGGCAAAGAAAGAATTTGATTTGGATGATGACACTATAGACCAGCAATACCAACGGGTAGTGGCTACGGCGTTAGATCAGGAAACACTATCAAACGAGAATTACGAAAAGCTGTCCGGTCAGAAACCTAAGCGGGCAAAAGTGCCTTATGTGAATTGGTGGATCACCGGTTGCTTTGAGGGCATGATTACGTTTGTTTGGATTTGCTTCCGGGCAGATGGGGTTACCCGCGAACAGGTCGAAAAAGAGCTAAGCACCAATCAATCATTGCTAATAGAATTGTCCCGCGAGATTGAGCGACTGTCCGCTCCAGCAGTGGGAAATGGATAGGGCTTGCCGCTGCGGATGGCAGCGGTGAGCATGACCCTCAATTCAGTGGTGGGATGCTTGGAGGCATAAGCCCTTGGCATGTGCGAGCACTGACCGATGATCCGTGGAATGGTGGTTGCGGAAAGTCGCTGGTGGAAGTGGGTGATATGACGTTGGATCAAGTTATGTTCCTGTTGGTGGATCGTAAGATGTTGCGAAACAGAACACAGAAATCCGAACCGATGGCCGTTGCCGCAAAGGCAGATACGGATGGACTTATCCGTGGTCGGGACGTGGATGGCAATCCGATGCTCGGACGGATAGTTGCGAAGTCAGTTGCGAGACAATTGATGGAGGCCAAAGCAGCAAGGAAAGCCAAAGAGGCAAGGAGAGCCAAGAGGCGAAAGCGAAGGAAAGGGGGGTAATAGGATGGGTCTGGAATTGGCGAAAGCATACGTGAGAGTACGGGCTGACTCGTCACAGTTGAAAGGTGATCTCGGCAAAACGAAGGGACCGCTGACAATGGGCATGGCGGCTCTGGCTGGCGGTATATCTGGAGCGATAGTCAATCAGGCTATTGCTGTTGCTCGGCAGGCAGCAGGGGCTGTCATATCTATAATGCGACAATCCATTGGATTAGCCGAACGACAAATTCAAGCTGAGATGCGAATCGCTGCTGTAGTACGTGCTACAGGTGGAGCGGCTGGGTACACTGCGGAGCAACTGAAAAAGATGGCATCGGAAATGCAAAAGCGGACTACGTTTGGCGATGAAGAAATCTTGGAAAGTATGGCTCTGTTAAGTACATTTAAGAGTATAGCCGGTGACGCTTTTGAACGTACTATAGAAGCTGCACAAGATTTGAGTTCGGCCGGATTCGGTCCGTTGCGTAGTATAATAATGGGTTTAGCCAAAGCAGTAGAGGACCCTGCTCGGCAAATGTCGATTTTGCGTAGGTCAGGTGTAACGTTGAGTGAGGTTCAGGAAAAGCATATCAAACAGTTACAAAAGGAAGGAAATTTGCGAGGGGCCCAATCAGAATTGCTAGCAGCAATCGAAGGGCAAGCAAAAGGACTAGCTGAAGAGTTGGCCAAAACCGACCCGGGACGTTTGCAACAACTAAAGAATGTATTAGGTGATTTGTATGAGGAATTTGGTAAGCGGCTGCTTCCTATAGTGGTCAAGTTTTACGAAGCATTGATAGTAGTAGCTAAAACAGCAGATATAGTTATTGATGCTATTGCAAGGATAAATAAAGTTACGAATGGATGGGCTGTAAGAATTTTAATAATTATACCAGCCGTAGTAGGAGCTTTTTTGGCTTATAAGGCAGTTATGTTTGGAGTCGGATTAGCTATAGCTGCTTATACAGCTATTGTGAAGTCTGCTATGATTGCTACTGTGTTTTTTCAGGCAATAGCAGGAGGGCCGAAAGGGTGGTTGGTTATTAGTGCAGGAGTAGCCTACGCAGCCCTTTTAGTCAATCAGTTAAAAAAAGCTATGCAGGATACAACAGGAGACTTGCAAAATACTACTAATGAAGCAAAGGAAGCCACTGATGCCTTGAATGAAATGGGAGATGCTTCTAGTTCTATTGACAGTTTGACAGATTCGGTGGGTGTATTAAATGCAGAATTGAAAAGGTTGTCACAGGAAGCAAGTACAGCATTAAGTACATTGAAAGAGGATTTTCCAAAGGCAGTTCTACCAATTGCTTATTTGGAACGGATGCTAAAAAGTCTTCAAGTAAGGAGAGGCATATCTGGGGAACCGAAAGGAGAAAGAGAAAAAGTTTTAGAAGAAAATCTTCGTATATTGAAAAAGACTAGGACAGCAGGGGCAGAAGTGCTTGCGGTATTCAATGACTTCGACCAAGCTTCAACTATTTTCACTAGATTGCAAGAGCAGTTGAAAACCCCAATAGACAAACTAGAAGAGTTAAAACAAAAGCTAGATTTCTTTGTCAAAAAAGGTTGGATGGATGCTGCCGATGCTGTCAAGTTGTATGATAATGAAGTCAATAAAATAGGAATAACCCCAGCCGAAAAAGCATTGTCACGATTGCAGGAAGAGACTTTCCAATTACTGTCTAACATGGACAAATTCCAGAGCAGTTTACGTGATTTCAGTTTGGAAGAAGGGGTAGATTCTACGATGATCGAGATGGCAAAAGGATTGTTAGACGTCCAGCGAATACACGAACAGGATAATGAATTGATCGAAGAAGGAAAAAAGAAACAAGAGGATTTAATGAATGCTGGGAAAAGCATGGCAGAAGGGCTTAGGACCCCATTAGAAAAGTATCGGAATGAAATGGAACGAATCAAAGAATTGTCCGAAGCCGAAGCTATTACTGGAGAAACCAAACAACGAGCCGAGATTGCTGCTTTGAAAGAACTAAAGGGTGGACCAGTTGCTAGTGATAAGTCTTTACTAGGGCGACGAGGTATTCCGGAATTAGGCCGTAGTTTACAAGATGCGATTACTAGAGGGGGTCCGGATAAGGATGCCGATCGAAACCAGTTGCTAAAACAAGCTAATGTATGGAATAAACGTATTTGGGAGGAAGCTAAAAAAGACAAACCCATGGTATTACAATGAGCATAAATCTCGACCCGTCTACTTGGCGTTTGTCAACTGCCGGGGGTATTAAGTATAAACTTTTCGAAGGTCATCCTAAAGGTTCCTTCGAGACTAGGGCAGCAGATGCTATTGAGCAATACATTATCCAAGGTAAAGATTTAACTGCATTCGTATCTGAAAGTCTGCCTTCGGTCAATACTAGTGGTGGGATATATACTGTTCAGAGAGGACGTGCATTTCCGGGCAATGAACAATTATTTACTGCTCGAATAACTTGGGAGTCGATGGATGAAGGACGCCCTTGTGATCCTTATGGAACAGATATAGGTCCTCCGTTGCCACCTGATAAGACATATTGTAATTTCCTAAAATTGACAATTACATACAGTAGGGATGGGCAACAAAGTAGTCCAACAGCTATGGAAATAACAGCTCGTGGTGGGGGCGTGTTTGTTACGGCCCCAGTTCGAGGACAGGCTCGTTGGGAATCGGATGCTAAAACTATAGGAGACTTCGATACGCCGACTTCTGTGATGATTCCTCAGATCGAGTGGACAGTAAAGTGGCCAATGATTCCATATTCAATGCGGTGTACTGTAGTATCTATTTGCCGAGATGCTTTAGGAAAAGTCAATTCGGCGATGATGCCAGCCTTTTGTAATACCCCACCTGAGACCATGTTGTTTATGAACTTTACAATGAATGAATCCTATTCATGGGAGATTAGCCCTGAGCCATTCTTGGATATTGAGTTAACGTTCATCGAGCAAAGTTTGAAGCAAGACGACGGGGTTGTGGGTCATAATCATTTTTGGCGTCCAGAAAAGGGCAAATTTGACAAGGTAGTTATTATTGATGGTGGCGTATTTGATTATGTGTATAAACCTACTGATCTGAATTCGGTATTCCTCTGACAACCGATGTGGGGATAATTTGGCCAATACACCACATTCATGGAAAGATAAAAAGAGCGGTGATAGTCTTGGGCATCGTGAAGTCAATGCTATTGCTAAGGGGGCTTTTCGTAAAAACCTACATGGTTCATTTACTTTTCAACAAAACCATGCTTCATTTACTGCGGAACGAAACAAAACACCGTGGTATCAACAGATTGTTGAGATAAGCAATCTAAAGATTGACTCTGATGATCCAACAGATAGCTGGCTATACCTATGCAAATTACGGTATTATGATCATACAATAAATAAGTGGAAATCGTCCGACAAGGAATGGAATTTAGACGCTTCTGATTTTGGCAGAACCTTAGCAGTGAGCGACAAGGTGGTGGCCTATTG